TTCTTATTTATTCTCTTCTAATTTTTTCTTTTCTTCTTTCTCCAGTCTTTCTATTTCATCAGGGTCTTCTTTATAGTTAACTGGTTTCCTTGAGTCTTGATTAATTGGATTGTCTAAACATTCATTACAAGGCTCTTCTCCTTTTTTATCATTTTTATCTCTGAATTTGCAAGTTTTACAATACTTATCAAATTCTACGAAATGATCTATTGTCTCCATATTATCCTCCTAATAAGTTATTTTTGGATAGTCATTAGATTGAATTATTCCACCTGTACGTTTAATCGTAATATCTGATGAAGGTGCTAAAGTACACTCTCTTAATGTGTCTTGTTCAAAGAAATCTGAATATAAACATTTTATTCCATATTCTTTACAAATTTGATGTTCAATTCTACATCCTCTAGCTTCTCTCCAACCATCAACAAAATATACAGCGTCAACACTGTGTAACCAATTTGCAATAGTTTTACCAAGATAATATACTGGTGGATTATAAACTTCAACTGGTGCATCTTGAGTGCAGAATGATTCAACTACCTCAATATGCATTCTTTTAAATTTTTCTATAAGTTCATCTCTTATAGCTTCTACATCAGCATCATTTTTTCCTGCCATTGGCTGACTAATCATTACTTTCATAATTTTCCTCCTCAAAATCTTTCTGATAATATTCTTCTAAAATGTATCCATTATCTAAGAACCAATCTTTTAGAGCCCATCGCTCACTACAAGGATTATTAGGAGCCTCATGCACTAATAATACAATCACAGGCTCCTCTTTAAATCCTAAACATTCTTTTACAAATCTTGCTTGCCCCTCTAAAGTAGCTTTTACACTTTCAAAATCTAATCTTTCTAATTGCGCTTTATACTCCTTTAAAAATAAGCATTCATTTGGTATTGTTTTACCAAATAAAGTTTGACATAATTCCTGCCCGGAACATAAACCTTTACATTTTTGACCAGGTTTTAAAAGCGGCATTCTCAATCCATTTAATACTCCATTTTTATCCAAATATGTATAATTATGGCATTTATTAAAATTATGATACCATGCTGGATCCCATACTGCAGTAGAAAACGGAATCATATAAGGTTTAAAATGTCTTACATGATAAAAATAAGAAACTAAAATTCTCATTATTTTTGCCCCTTATCTTTTTTCATTGCATGTTTAATTATCATTTCTCTTTGTTCATCTGGAATGTCTTTTAACTGTTTCATACTTTTTATTACCATTATACTATATGCTATGTTTTTTATTAATTCATTAACACACCAACAAATAACAAATAATGCTAATACACTCCATCCATTAGTGAAAAATGTTAAATCCATATTGGTTCCTCCTTTACATCTTTAGCTTTAATATATTCTGAGTACTCATCTGATGCTATAAAATATCCTAGATAAGTTCCGTTTCTATCATCTTTTTGCCAAACTTTAACATAGTAATATTTCATACTTTTATATCTAGCTTTACGTTTGACTAACTTATCATCCGGAATATTCATATCTTCAAAATCTCTAAATAAATCAGGTCTTCTTTTAGCAAAGTTTAGAGCTGCTATATTATAACTTAATACTCTTTCTAAAATATCATCTATAGTTACTTCTCTCTCAATATAAGCAGTCTTTCCTCCTATACCTTGATGCTCAATATCTTCATTAAGAATTACTCTATCACAATTCCAATAAGGATTTCTTAATGGTTCCTTTACATCTTTTTTCTTTCTAAATATATCTATAAAACTCATAATCTAATTATACCTCCTTGTGGATTAGCGTCGATTCCTTCTTCAATTCTTTTTGCTACTTCTTTTGCTCTTTTTTCTGCTTCACTTCCTGGTGTTTGCATTTCTGCTATAGCTTTTTCGAACTTCGTATGTACATCATCTGGGTCGACACCAGTACTCCATCCAGCAGTCTCAGTTCTATATTCAAATGGAACTTCAAACTCAAAGTAGCAATAAGTCTCGTCAAATTCATCATCATAATCTGAAATATAATTAGGATGTTCCTCCATATTTTCAAAGACCCAATCATAATCTTCTCTGTTTCCTCCACCACATCTTGTGTAAACTATTATTTTACTTCCGTCAGCATTTAAATATACATCTCTGTATCTTCCGAATGACTCACGATCTAATGCTAACATACTTAATAATTTGTCAGCTTTTTCATTTTCTTTAAACAACATATTATACAAACTCATGGTTTATTCTCCTTTACCTTTTTTTTAAATATAATTGTTTCGATAATACATATCTTCTATAGATCTATTACCAATTTCACATTTAAAACCTAAATAATTACAATCATATCTGAATTGAGCTAGATATTTTACTTCTAGTGGTTTTCTTAATGTTACTATTTTATTGCAAGCATCTACTTTAATATCATAGTCTTCATATTTTTCTGTTAAGTCAAATACTGTTTTTACTATAATCTTTCTTTTTCTAGCTTCTTCTTCTCGTTTTAATTGTAATTCTCTACGTTTTTTCTCTTTTAATTGTTCTTCCTCATCATTTAATAGATAAAACATTCTATTATGTAAGGCTTCCCTTTTAGCTTCTCCCATAGTATCTCCTTCAACCAAATATAATTAATACCAGTTTTTGTTTTGAAAATGTTGCCATGCAGCAGATGGTGATCCATATCTTTCTTTTATATATTTTAATCCCCATCTTATTTGTGTGTAACCATTAGTGTAATAATCACTACCTTCACTAGACATTTTACTAGCAGGTAATGATTGAGGTATTCCATGAGCTCCTGAACTTTTATTATGAGCATTAGCATTCCAATTAGATTCTCTTTCCCATAAATTTACAAGAGCTTGATAATCTGATTCAGACCATAAATATTGATTCAATACTAAATCATATGCATAAGCTTGATAATCTGCTTTTGTTCCAGCGACAGTTGTCGAACTTTTATACGTATTACTACTAACAACAGTTTTAGTATACTCTTCTTTTTCATCTTTTTTATCGTCTTTAATTTCTAATGCAATTTCTTTATCAGAAACATCTTCTATTACCTCTACCACTTTTTCAGTCTTATCACAGTTGCAGTTACATTTATTAGTTTTATGTAATACAGATTTTACTCCGCTTACCAAACCCCAAAACATAAATACATAAAACAATATTATCAATATTATTTTAAAAACTTTTCTCAAATTATATACTCCTTTTTACCATTTAATATATTTTGTCTCATTAAATGTCTTTTTATCATCTAATGCTCTAGATATAGCTAAGTCTATACCACTTCTGCTTTTTAAATGATAATAATATAAATCAGTATATGGCGTATTTAGTCTATCTATTCTACCACAAGCCTGAGACAATATCTTGTATGAATAGTTAAGACTGTAAAATATAATAGTGTCCGTTGTCACACAATTCCAGCCTTCTGCTCCAGCAGTATATTGAACTAAATATAACCATCTTGATCCCTTTGGTATTTCTTGATGCTTATGCCCATTCCATTCTGCTATCTCTACCTCTTCGTCTAAGCCATATTGAATATGCAGATTTCTCAACATTTCAAGTTCATAATCGAAGTTGTAGAATATAATAGCTTTTGGGCATTTTTCAAGAATCTCCATTAATGCTATAATTCTAGAATCATCCTCATTAACAATCCTTCTCAAAATATAACACAATTCACTTGCTTGTTTGATCGGTTCGTTTGTATAAGGATTCCATCTCATTTTCATAACATCTCTAAATTTAAATTTATCGTAATTTACATATACATCTTCATGGTGAGCTATAGTTTGTCTTTTAAAATCCATATCTACTAATATACTATTACGTTCATGTATCAATCTTCCAGTATTAATATATCTATCGATTTTTGGATACTTTGTAAATCTCGAATAAATTATGTGTTCTCTTGCAAATTCTGTCTTATTTTTATAGAAGCCATTAGCTAAGAACACTGGGATGTAATCTGACCAAGTATCCCCAGGTGTAGCACTTAATAATATCCAATCATTAGATTTAGTTATTTTTAAGAATGCTTTAACCCAAGCTCCTGATCCGACTACTCTTTGCTCATCAAATATAAAGAATGACCCAGTTATATCAGCATACTTTTTAATATTATTCCAAGAGTCTACATAAATATGATTTCCATATCGTTTGTACTGTTTCTCATCAGTAGACATTAAAAAGTTAGCTAATTCTCCTTCCCATTCTAAAGTATCTCTTTTTCGAGCTGTAGTTATTATTATAAGGTCTTTTGGGCGTATTTTCATGGGCATAAATATAGGGTCCATACTACCCCCTTGCTCCTTAAAATAATAGTAGAGAGCAGTCCTAGACTTGCCAGAACCGACACCTCCATTTAATATGCATCCATTTTTCATCTTATTAACTGCATCCATTTGATAATCATATAAGAATGGTTTACTCATAAATATCATCTAGCTTTGTACGCATCTTATTCAGAATATCCTCGACTATTTTTCTAGATGTAGCATTAATTTGCATTCCATCTCTATGCTTTGCATACCAATCAAATATTTCATAAAGATCACCAGATCTCCAACTGAAACTCCACCAATCACATATCATTTCAATAATATAATTAAGCGGAATTTCTAATGCTACAATACCTAGTTCTGAATCATCATTAATTAGTATCCAATGTTGCCAATGATGAGGATTCTTATGAATATGTTGTAACCAAGCATAATTAAAGTTTTGTACTACTTCGTATGAACGATTTCCATAGAAATATGCATCATATGCATCATACTCTTCTTTTTCATATTTAGATTGATCGTGAGCATTAGTACATTGCCATTCTACCATAGATTTAACAGCTTCATCTGGAAATATCTCTGGTAAGTTTTTGCATAACCAATCATATGCTTTAGTTACATTTGACTTGTGCTCAATAATATATTCGTCGTACTTAGCACTCATATTTACACCTCCTTATGTATAAATAGTATAGCTTATTAATTCTTTTTGATCCTTTTTATTCTTAGCATTTGGATTATATATAACCTTATACTGTAACCATGGATCTATATCTACCATTAATAATGCTTCTTGAATATAATCCTCTGAGTTTTCAAACTCTATTAGATCGACATTATCTACTGTAATGGTCGGATTATCTATCATGTGAACATACCGATTATAATATTCTACAACCATACGTTTGCACATATTTATAAATTCTTCTTTTTTCATTCTACATAACCCCCTTACAATATGATCTTTCTAAACATATTAGTTTGTAATAATTTTTTATTACTAATACTAAAAGTCATTTCGCAATAATAATCTGGTAGCTTAGGAAGAGCCAACAACATTACATAAGTGTCTTCAAATTCTTTGAATCCCATTATTATAATATCATCCTCTAAAACTTCTAGATTTTTATTATTATCTTCCAAATAAATTCGGAAATATTCTTTAGACAGCATTTTACCAATTTCAATTACTTCGCCTTTAAAAGGTTTCTTTGGAGTGATTAGTTTTTCTCTCCAGTCAGTTTCCATAAATATAGATACCTTTCGAAATTACTCTAAAATATAAACTAACAGTTTGGTAATTTAATACCTTCTATTTCAGCTCTAATTTCTAATTGGTTTAAATATTGTCCCATAAAAGATTTTTGATTCTTTAATGTTAATATTGGAGTAACTGGTTCAAATGCTAAAGTACCAGCATCGTATTGTACTATCATTCTGTGTAAATTATTATATCTAATTTTTGTTTGCATGTATTCTGCAACAAATCTTTCTTTATAATCATCGCTTTTCATTAGTTCAATAGTATCTTCTAAACTAACACCTTCTAAATGATTAATATCATTTATTTTTTCTTCTAAAGTTTTTTCTTTTATTAATGGATCCATATTATTTCTTTCCTCCTTTACCCATCATATCATTTAACTTTTTACCAAAATTTTTTAAATTCTCACATGCTTCTTCTACTGTAAGAATTGGCATTTCTTCTTCTGGTTCCATAAATCTTTTTATGAAACTTGTACGACCGTATAACTTTTTAATTACAGCCATACAGAATCCTTTCTCAGGATCCCAAATATCATCTTCTGATCTTTTTACAACTGTTTTACTTCCATCTTTCCAATATATGATAGTAGCAGGGTCGTTAAATATAACCCTGTCTATCATTCCTGGAATATCAACTTTTACTTCCATGGATGCCGATAAAATATTATGGTAATAATTTCCTTGTTCTGAATAATATCTCATAGCATCTAGAAAATCATCATTAGTTTTTAAATCGCATTCATCTATTGATACTGGATAAATATCTTTTAGATTACATCCTAATGTTATTTTTCTATTCTTTGTTTGCATATTTAGCACCAAACCTATCAATATTTTGGATTACGTTAATAGCTTGAAGATATGCACTTCTACCTTGTTTACCATTAACTTCCCAATCGTATGGACGAATATCCATATCAACTGACTGAATATCAATTTCGTCTAACATATCAATTGTGTCTTCATTAAGTTTTGTAACTTGATCCCCAGACACAACATAAGCAGCTGGACCTCTATTATTAAACTTAATTTTAACTGGTAAATACATAAAAGGTTCTTCCCCTTCTTCTCTAGGAGGTTTAATTTTAACGGTCCATCCATCTGCTACTAATTGGTCCTTAATATCTTCATTAGGAATAATTACAGCAAAATTTCTGTCACCTTCTCTATTGTATTTACTACCTACTCCGGCAAAGTTTCTAAATATAATTCTTGCGTCTTCAATTTCTAAAATATTTCCTCTGTTATTAATTTTCATTTTAAATCCTTCCTTTCATAAAATTAAAACTAAAGGTGTAATAATCTTACACCAATAGCCTATATTTGAATAATTATTTATTTTTTTTATGTTTAGAGATAGCTTGTGATACACCTTTTATAATTCCATTACTTACCGCAACTGAAACTACAAATACTGGTACACCTACCAATCCGTATAACATAGATTTTTTAACAACTTCTTTCATAAATTATTCTCCTTTCTTTCTCATTATAAGGGGTGTAAAACACGCGAATAAAATTAAAACCAAAAGTCTTATTCAGACTCTATGGCTAATTTTGTTTTGTCAATTATATGTTCTAATTCTTTAATAATGGCGTTATATGTTGTGATTGTACTTGTAATAAGTTCAAGTTCTTTGCTAGATGGATATTGATCTTTTAATTCCTCGATCAATGCCTCTCTATCTTTCTTCAAATTATTCAAGTCCTCCATTAATATAGCACCAATACTTCCTTTTTTAAATCCCATAATTGATTCTCCTTTCTCTATAAGAAAGGCTGTTTTTTACGCGTTATTTTTAAGTTGTTCACCCAATTCTTTATAAGCAACTTCTAACATTTCTTTATAAAGCTTTAATAAACCATTATAATTTTTCTTATTGAATTTATACAATTTACTGAAAGCATATTCTGAATTAAACTTTCTAATAATACCACATAAATATCCTCCTTCCAAGTAATCAAGTGCTATATTTCTTTCATCGTGTTCATTGATAGTTAATCTGAAATATCCACCGAATACTGGAAAGAAGATATCATATGTCTTGTATTCTTTTATTTCTTTTAATTCCTCATAAGTAGGAATATTATTCATCTGTATCAGTTACAAATATCTCAAAATCTCCATATTGTTCAATTGTTTTGATAGCTTCATTAACTAATTCATCATAATAACGTCTGTCAATAAATGCCTCATTAGTTCCTCTAATCATTTCCGATTCAAGCCATCTATAACCTTTACTTCCAGTAGCAGCATAATATTTTCCGTCTTTTTCACGTACTAATAATCCTCCACCTTTACCTGGTAATATAGGACAGAAGTTTCCAACTTTTCCAATAAATCTGTAATCATGTCCAGTTTCAATTATTTTCTTTAAAGCTGTAACTTCAGTATTATATTCTCCTTCAGATATTTGTCCTTTCTTTAACATTTGATTATATTTATCTACTTGTTTTTCTTCAGCTGTTACATCTGGAAGATTTTCATTCATATCTAAATATAATGAACTTGTAACAGATTTAGTTTCACACATATCATCAAATTCAATAAGTTCTTTACTGAATAATGTTTTGAATACATAAGGAATTTGGAATTGAGTTCCTGTAGCTGTCCAACCACCATCTTTGTATTTAGCAATATAAACAGCATCATTTACTAAGCACATTCTGTCGTATGTAGCCTCATGTTCAAATGTATAACCATATTTTTCACCAAAATCCATAACAAATTGTATGATCTCTGGTGTTGCATCAGGTATTTTGATAGAATCTGTCTTAATATGAGCAACAGTAAATCCTCTCTTCTGAACTTCCTCTTTTAAATCTATCATAAATAATGCTCCACGTTTAGCAACAATATTATCTTTATTTCTAACATCTCTGAATGGATTATCAAAGTTTGCTGATGTTAAACCATAAACCGAATTTATTGCTGTTTTTAAAGCATTAGCTAATTGCTTAGATGTTAATTCTCCATTAATTACTTTTTGTACATATGGAGTTAATTTTCCATCCAACATTTTATTAACCGCATCCCAATCTTCATGTTTAATACTTACACGACCTTCAACAATGTCTCTGAATCGTTCTGTATATTCTGGACCAAATAAACATTCTGCTATTGCACTATGAGGATGCATTGAGGCTATATCTAACAGAGCAACATTTTTATGTATACCTGGTTCTGCATAAACATAACCCCCTTCTCCTACCTCTTCTCCTTTGTATGTAGATACACCATTTTCATATTTATATCCTGGAAAATATGGTAGAATACTATTTTTTGGTCCATGTGCTTGAGCCATCATTTTTGGACAAGCTTTATCCAAGAATTTCTTTACATCTGGATGTAGTTCAAACACTGGTTGTGATAAATCTCTATAACAGAATTTATCTTGAGGTTTCTTTTCTCCTCTAAATATAATTTTAGTTGTAAGACTATTAGTTGTATCGTTGACCGTTAAATCGGCTAAATCAGCTAATATTTGTCTTGCTAACCAATCTGCTGATAAATAATTCCAAGCAGCTTCTGTTGCAATAACATCATTATCACAATATTCTGCTACTTCAATCCATTTTTCTTCTGGTACTGGTTGATCCCAAGGTAATCCTAATTCTTTATGATGGATACCCATTTCAATCTCCAGCTTCTTAAGAGATTTCTTATTACCAGCTGATGCGAAGTCATAAATATCAGTGTAACTTAAATTATATGCTTCTCCGAAGAAAGCATTTCTTTCTCCATTAATAATTCTTTGAGATAGATTATATAATTGTTCATTAGAATATCCCAATAATCTAGCATAGATAATATGATTATCATATCTACGACAGTTAAATCCTACCAATCTAAATTGCAATAATTCTTCAATATCGCTAGGACTAGGATTAATCATTCGTACAATTTTATTTCCTTCTCCTTGTTTTTTCCAATTTACTAATAATAAATTTGGAAATACTTCTATATCATAAAATACTATAGCTTCATTACTCGAATCGACAGGAGTTGAAGCTTCATCTGATTTGAAGTGCATTTGTTTCACAAGTTTAATACAATAATCTGATTGATTCGTACTATGTGCAGCAAACGCAAATATCTCATTTTTCATATCAGAAATATCATACTTTAATCCTTGTTCGTATGCATCTTCTAATATTTTGTATATGAAGTCACAACTTGGTTTTGTTCCAGGGTGAATTTCTTTATTAAGATTTCTTTCAATTAAAGCTCTTAAACCTTTTTCACTCTGAATAACATTTGCACTTACCATTGGTTTTTCTCCTTTCGTAGGCAAACCGGAAGATATAGTTCTTATAGGTTCATTGTTACATTTAGTTAATTTTCTCCTTAAAGAACTCTTACCAGTAAATACCTTAATTTCAATACTATCGGCATAAACTCTAGCCAATTTAGTAGAATCCCCTTTATAAATATAATGTAGATGAATACCGCTTCCACTTTTAGATAGTTCAGCGTATGTTGTTGGCCATTTACTAGCTGCTTCTAAATTTTTCTCGAAAGACTTTTTACCAGTTTCATCTTTTAAATCAAAATCTATAACAATATGATTTTCAGGAATTTTAACATAGTGGACTTTACTAGTGTTTATGTCTTTTAGTGTTGTTTTTACATCGTCCCACTTCTTACTAGGCGTCTCTTTACTAGAGGCGTATTGTGCTGGACAATCAATACATTCTTTATCAAATATAGATTCTTGTTCTTTAAAATCTATAATATAAGAATTGTTTTCCGATTTTTTCTCACCGGGTTTTTTCTCATTTTTGTCAAATATATCTGTCTTAAAACCACTATAATAACTTCTTACTCTAGACCCGTCTTCAAAATTAAATCTATCATCATAATTTTTAAAGTAGTTTTTTAATTCTTCTTTGAAAGCTCTTTGTGATAATGGATATGGTACCTTTGCATCATCACAATATGCTTTATACATTTCCCAAGCTGCTTTTAAAGTAGTACCATCTTCTCTTTTAAATACATGATATGCGTCTATAACAAAGTTATAAAAATCATTCGATGCACCCATCATAGAAGTTGGTACGTAATGATCATAGCAACCTGGATCAGACAAATATACTTCTTTACAATGCCAAGCAATAGCACCCAGTTCAAAGTCTATTTGTTTAACAAGTCTATTATATTCTTTTACATCTAACTTATTTCCCGTTGGTGATACATCAATAAGTCTTCTTATCAAACCAGACTTACCATCTGTAATACGTACAGGTTTGTTTGTGCCCATAAATAACATACATTTAAATCTATTAGAATATGTTGATTTAAATTTTTCATTAACAGTCATTAATTCGTGTGATACCAAACTATTCAATCTTGTGTTATCTTCGATTCTAGATAAATCACCATCATGTTGAATAGCTACTAATGGATTAGTTTTAAATGCTTCCAAAGCAAATGTGTTATTAGCAGAACCTAATGCTTTAGCATCAAACACAGAATAATAACCTTCGAACAATTTTTGCATTATATTTAGTACAGTTGATTTACCCGTACCTGCTGCACCATAAAGAACTAAAAACTTTTGAATATGCTTAGAGTCGCCTGTAATAACAGAACCTATTGCCCATTCAAGTTTATGACGTTCTTCGTCAGAATATAAAGTAGACACCAATTTTAAATATGAATCGATGTTACCTTCTTCAAGAGGATATGGTAATCGTTTACTTGCATAATCACTCTTGTTAGTTTCAGTATTTGAAAATATAAGAGTTTCATCCAACATTTCAAATGAGTCTCTTTTTTGTTTTTGACAATATTTATGCCATTGGTCTATAGAACCAGTACTTGAATCCCAAGTATATAGAATATTAACATATTCTTCTGGGTGTTTGTCAATGAAGTCGTCCGCATATTTCTTTAATTCATTATCAATTATAGCTAATGCATCGTCTTCATTAGTAGACCATAAACCTCGTTCCTCAATCCAAACAGCATAAAAATCGCCACCTCGAATCATTAAATCTTTAGACTTAGGATATAAACGGAATTTTGGAAATATCTCAGTACCCTTTTTGGTAGAACGTGTAGATATGATTAAAAAATCCACCATATCCTTCTAGTCTCCTTTCTTTGGTTTCAACTCCTCAACTTTTTTAGTGAGATTATTTATTTTTTCTTCTTGCTCATTTACCTTTTTAGATATAGTATACAAGCATGCGAAACCCATAAACAACACTATACACGTTTTCATGTAATTTCTTTTTATATAACTGAACGCATTATCACTTAAAAATATCATATTAATTCTCCTTTCAATAATTTATTTTTAAACAAACTTGTCTAAATACCAGCATAGCTGCGCCCAGATTTCTACTTCTCGTAGATCTTCAGCACAGTCTCTAATATAAAACAGTCCGCCTTTACCATCTGGTTCATACTCTCTATGAAGAAATATGTCTAACTTGTGTTTGACTAGATCTCTATCATAAATATCATCAGTCATTAACCCTAATCCAAGGTTAGACATCATTCTCCAAAACCATTGAGCGGTACGATCACCATACCTCGGATCATCCATAATAGTTTCCTCGCATCTAATTGCTAATGCAACCATCATTTCCAATACCGAGCAAGGACCCTCTATTTTACATGGAATGGGCACCCCTTCTCGTTCTTCGAACTCTAATGAGAATCGATAACGAAGATCTTCACCATCTATTGCACGATTGACGTCGTTTGGTATACTAAATATAAACTCAGTATCATGAAGCATCGCGAATAATTTCCTATAAGAAATGTCTCCGTGAACTTTATATTTGCATACGTAATTGTATAGCCACTCAAAATATTCATTCTCAATTACGTGGCTTAGCTCCATTAATTAGCACGTCCTCTTTCTTGAATCTCACTAAACGTTTTTTCACTTTTTAATATTTCATAATCCATTTCATTCATTTCATCACGAATATAAACAGAATCGTCCTCATACTCACCAAAATGATCTAGAGCATCTGGGCCAATCATTGTTTCCATTTCATCCGATGTTATTGGATTATCTATTTCATCAGTTAATACATTGTCTGCATAATATGTTAAAGTCTTTGTGCCATATTCATTATATTCACCAAATTGTTCAGGTGTTATTACATATGGTACAATAACTTCAACACCTGGATCTACATCTACAGTATAATTAGATTCATCATCTTCGTCGATTTCTTCTTCATTTTCAATAGAATATCCTTCAGATGTGACAATATCTTCAACTGTTTCTTTTGGTTCTTTACATTTATTAATAACTTTTTCAACTGTTTCTTTAACTTCGTCTTTAGTTATTCTTGGTTTTCTATTTTTAAAAGTTTCTATAACAGATTCTATTTCTTCGTCTGCTAAATCTTTATATTTTTTCTCAATTAATTTCCATGTAACAACAGAGCCTATAGCAGCCCCTGCTACAAAGCATAATAAATTTTTCATATATCCTCCTTTTTATATTATATCGTAGATAACTCCGTCAACATTAAAGTCTAATAATATATTATATTCTAAACCATTAACAAATCTACGAGTTCCTTGATCATTTCTATATAGACCAAAATCTACGTAATTGTCTCCTTTTGTGTTTCCATTTTTATCGTAAACCCAACCAACTACTTGACCAGCTTTACTTCTTGGAATATCAAGTAAATCATATACTTCATTTAAGAATAAATGACCTCTTGATTTTAGCATTTCATTAGCATAATCTTGTTGTCTTCTTAAATACATCATATTATATTCTGGATCTTTTGCAAAATTAGATGAAGATGCATCAAAAAATCTAGCATATTCGCTTATATTATCCAAAGGATTAGCATCTGGATCAATATAATATTCTGTTTCTTTTACTGTCTTTCCGTCCTTATCTTTTTTCTTAATCTCTTTAGATTTTAGACCAAATCTCATTTGTTGATCTACGCCCTCGCCAAATTCTTCAATAACATTCTTACGATATTGTTTGAAGCTTTTATCTATAACTGCATATGCTGCAGCAATTGCTACGTTTCTCTTCTTTAATACTTTATGACCTGCTATAATACTAGCAAAACTTAAAGTCATTACTCCAATAGCTGGTGCATATAATTTAAATAATTTTACTCCTGTTTGAGCATAAATAATGGTAAGGTCTTTCTTTGAATCTTCTTCTGTATATTCTTTTGTATTATCTTCTAAGCAAGTATGAACATCTTCAATATTTTTATTCTTTTCTTCTATAATTTCGCTAACTTTTGTTGTAGCTTTACAAGCTAGTACTGTACCAACTATAGTACCAGCAATTCCTGCAACCATTAAGATTTCAGGACTATGCTTTTTAACTTGATATTGTGTACTAGATAATAATCTAGTAGCTTTGTTAATAATTTCTTGTTTCATAGTTTATTCTCCTCCTTAAATTTAATCTATAGGTACTGCTCTAGGCATTTTAATCATGTACCCATCTCTAACACGAACAATTTCCGCATTACGGATATTTGTCCATCCATATTTATTATCAGTATAATTACCTGTTATACCAACCAAATCATATAAATCAGCAACACGTACTAATCCATATGTTTCCATTAATTCATCCATTCTCATTAAAACATCTTCTGCTTCTCCACGAGAATTTAAAATAATATCGTCATAAGAATAGCTTGTAGATCTATTAATTGGTGCTCTACGATCATAAGAACTATCATAATAACTTCTATACGATACTCTATCAGCTGTCGAACGACCACTATTAGCTCTTCCCTTTGATTCACCATACAATAATATAGATATACCGTCTGTTACTATATCAGATATAGCTTTCTTAATAGCTGGAATTAATACCTCACCGAATACATAAGATTTAATATTCTTTGCATCGTCAGATATAAATTCGCCTTTTAATTTATCAAAACTGGATTTTTTTCTCGTAACAACAGGACCTTTAACAACTTTTTCAACTTTATGTTCTTCAGTTTTATTTTCCTTTGAACGATTCGAATTAGATTTATAATCTGTTAAACCAGTTACATTTCCATCAACTACATTTTTTCCGTTCATTTTATTTTTCCTTTCTTTATTCTTTGATTAAAAATAAAAGAGGAGTATATGTTTAATACACCCCTCAATCATTTTTCTTCACTCTATTTTTCAGTTTTGCTAGAGTTTTTAGTTTGAACTTCTACAACTTCTGCTTCTACAGCATTAGCTTTTCTCTTCTTTCTGATATACATCACTACAGCTACACCAGCAGCTACTACAGCACCTGCTATTGCAACTTTAGCTAAAGTATTACCAGTAGTTGGTACTTCAACTAAATCCATAGTTCCTTCCATTGTTTCATTCATTACATCTTTTTCACTCATTGTTTTTTCCTCCTTCTAAAATAAGTGTGAAGAAATAATTCTTCATTATAGTCCCCGATTTTTTCGCGAACTAATTTTCTATCTATCAAACCCTTTATCAGGTGTGATATTATAATCAATAACGATACAAGGTTCATCTGTATCTGTTATACAAGCATCGAAGTCTAACTCTATTAAACCTCGATCAATATTCCATCCAATATAATCCCCTTCTTTTATACCTGGTAAACCAAGTTCTGAATAGAATTTATTTAATGAAATATAATTTTGATGAGTCATTTCTCTATTTAAAGAATTAACCACTTTACGAATGGTATCTAGATCGGACCTAAAATATCTTCCAGATATACTATCCATACAAAGAGTTTGACCTTTTGGGGTAATTATTATTTGTCTCTTCTCTCCATTATCTTGATTAACTCTATCTTGAGCTATCTCATCACGTATTTTTTTCTCTTTTTTCTCACCTATAGTTTCGATTACTTTATCTTTATAGGTTGAGAATGCTCTTTCTGATAATGTATAAGCAGTAGCTAAAGCAGTTTGTCGCTTTGTGCTAATAGTCGTAGCACTAATTATACAAGCTACAGATGTTATACATAATGTTCCAGCAGGAATATATGGTTTCCATGCTGTTGCAATGGTTTCCTTAAACGTAAGAGTATCTGCATTAAGTTCTTCTTTTTTATTATTTAATAGTTCTAAAGCTTTTGGTGTAGCTTTAACTGCTAATACAGTAGAACCTATCATACCAGATATTCCTATTCCAGTCAATATTTGAGGAGCATTTTTTACAATAAATCCTCTTATTGCCTTAATTCCGTTTTCGAGTTTTATACTCATATTTATTCTCCTTCCTGAAAAACATAAAGGAATATGTTTCAATTCCTTTATTTATTACCTAAACGGCTATTAACTAATGCTTCTAATTGTAATTTGTTTTCTTTGTCTCCAACGAATGCTGTTACTAACATACCAGCTACGCTTAAGCCAATTCCAACAATTTTAAATACTTTAATTTTGTTCATAGTTATTCTCCTTTCTTTCTCAATATAGGCACTGTTCATCCCGCGAATTAAAAGCAGAAATGATCCATTGTTGGCGAAACATTTGTAATAATATTATAACAAACTATTCCATTACTCATTATAACACGTTCATATGTAAATTCTAAGTCGTCAACATGCTCTTCTGTTTGCATTTGATATTTACTCCATCCCATAGCTTCACCATAAGGTGATGGTTCTATACCTAAATATGAATAGTAATCATTCAATGTTAAATGTTCACATTGTTCAAATTGTATTTTCGCTTTACATTCCGCTTGAAGTACTTTATGTATGTTTGCCTCAAAGAATCTCATTGAATTAAATTCGAAGAATAATGTTTCGGTATATATCCCTTCCATTTCTTCTAATTGTTTACGGACAAGATCATGTGAGAATTCTTCATCTACTTCTTCACCATAACGTTCGGATACTCGATTACGATATTCTTTAAATGCATTGTCCAATAACATATAAGCAGACATCAAATTCTTTTGTTTCTGAATATTAAGATAGTTTGCACCAACTATGCATAATATAGTAGATACACAAGATATAGCTGCAGGAATATATGGCTTCCAAGCCACCTGTACAGTCTCTCCTACCGTTAATTCGTCTCCTTTAGTCATTTTTGCCTCTTCTATTAACTTTAGAGCCTTAGGAGTGCCTTTAACGGCCAATACAGCCGTAATTACAACACCTGTAGAACCTATTACTGTTAATATCGTTGGCGAGTGTGCTTTCAAAAATAATTGAGCCTTATTCATATATTCTCCTTTCATAATTGTAAAACAAAAAGAAAAGGCAATTATATATTTTGTCTTTTCCTTTAAAGGTTAATGTTATCTACTTCTTAAATAATTTAGGTATAACACTATTTAGAATATTTCGTCCTAAGGTACTAGTTACCGTAGAATCTTGATCAAATCTAAATGTCCTAACAATCGCGTACAAACTGATTGCTGTGGATATTCCAAAAGTCACAATAGTTATTCTATTACGAATTTTCTCACGCTCGTCCTCAGCATTAATTTCTTCCCTTTTTATCCTCATTTCATTTCTGCTTTGTTCAAGTTTGAGTAATTCATTACGAATTTTATCGCGTTCTTCTAATATTCCTCGCTTTCTTTCGTCGTCATTGCCCATGACACTGATAAGATCACCTAATTCACCGTAATCTTTCCAAAGGGCTTCTTCAATATTATTGTTCATGTTTTGGTCCTCCTTTATTTACATGATAACAATTTTCCCCCTTCACTATAGTCACTGTTCATCTCGCGAAATGATAGCATTGTGACTAATTCTAAATATAGCATATTTTTTGCGGGGGTTAGCGATTTCATCACTAGATATTCTAAAACGACATAACCCAGTACTTGGTTCGATTTCTATTCTACCATGTACTTCGTCACGTCTCTTAAATATCATACAAAAAATAAACCCAATTGTAAAGCCTACAATAAGAAATATAATACATTCCATTGTTCGCCCTCCTTCGTAAAACTAAAACAAAAAGAAAAAGTCTAAAATTATTTAGCTTCTTTTTCTTCTTTGTGAGTTCTTACGATTTTAACAATTTTTGTTACTATTGCAGCACTGGCTAATACACCAGCAGCAACGATAGCTACAGTTTTAACTTTGTTATTCATAATTGCACCTCCAATTCCTTTCATTATAATGTTTGTAAATTTCGCGAGTTTGAAAAAAGAAAAATGTAAAGTCTAAGTTATTTAGACTCTACAAATAATGTTTTGATACCTTTTATGATATCCTTAAATTCTTCAGCAATAATTGTGTTTAGTTTACGAAACTTTACTGCAAATTTCTTTGTTCCTATAATCTCATTTATTAATAGATATAACATACCCATTAACCATGCTATTATAAGAGCTATAGACATTGCACCTCCAATCGTAATTAACATTAAAATGCTTAAAATTTTATTCATAATCCATTCTCCTTCTTTCACTATATGGCTTGTAAATTACGCGAAAATATAAAGAGGATGTTATTTATCCTCGTCTCTCCAAAGTGATATAGCTTTGTTAAAGCAATGTACATTAATAAGCGTACCTACTCCGGAAGTAGCAGCATATAAAATCCCCTTAATTTTATTCTTCATGTTAAGCCTCCTTTCATTAAAAGATATGTAAATAAAACGAAAAGAATAAGTATATGTTACTTACTCTTCTTTAAATTGTGTTTGGTATTAACAATTTTATTAACATACTTAATTAATTCATTATTAAGTTTAATCTCTTGTTTATATAGCTTTCTTTCTAAAGAGTGTACCCTGACATTGTGAGCTAACTCTGATACTGAAAGACATGCTAATACACCCATAGCGATTGCACCTAATCCTAAACCAATTCTCGCTAGTTTTTCATTGTCCATATTTACACACTCCTTTCAATAAATAACCTGTTTATCCCGCGAAAAAGAAACATAGTGTGTAAACTACGCTTCTTTATTAAATAATTTATAAATTTTTCTTCCGATTCTATTACGTAGGTTATTATATTCAAGTGTTTCATCATATCCAATACCACTATTACAATTACGTTCAATGTGATTGTCTAATGTTTCTTGATTATGAATTATCTTTAATAATAATCCTCCTAATGTAATATAACCAAATATTTTAATTTTATTCATAATTTATTCTCCTTTTCTATTATACCGTATGTAGTTCACGCGAAAAAATAAGAGGGTGTGTATTTTTAACGACACCTCTCTTATTATATTATAACTTTTGCAATGATGATTCTTTATAGAATCCTGTAGTACCCGTTGAATTACCTACTTGATATGGGAATGGTCTACCACTCCATATTTTAAGTATTTGTCTTTCCCAACCAATACCGTATGCAGTATTACTATCACCATAACTTGAACCATTACCTGTACCAGTTATTTTTACTCTATCTCCAACTTGTAATCCTGTTGGTTGTGGTGCTGGTTTTGGTTCTTCTGCTTTTCTGATAGAACTTTCATCCATCCAACCTAAATCTCCAGTTGTATTATAAGGATGTGCTGAGCCAGGATTCTTTCTAGTAATATTAGTTACTTTATTACTTATACTTCCAGCTGGTGAAGCAGCATTTGAACTAGTATATAAAGCACCATTGATTACTACTTTATCACCAATATTGAATTTATCACTTGGTCCAGGAGTAGGTTTTGGAGTAGGTTCTGGTTTTGGTGTAGGATTATATGGATAGTTAGGATTTATAATGAAACCTCTAGTTTTATAATTAGCATTTAATCCCCAACGACCATTATTATTATATCTTGTAGTTATCCAGAATGGGTGTGAACTACCATAACCACTCTCAGCAGTTCTAATGCAATTATCATTAATTACTTCAATAACAATAGCAACATGGCCTGCAAGAGATCCAACTCCTTCCCAACACAAAATACTACCAATAACTGGTTTAGACGATACTGATAAACCGCTTGCAATGGCTCTTTCAATAAAGTTTTCAGCATTACAATTTAAATGGTATTTTTCATATCCTAAACCAAGTTCTTCATTATAAGCACCACAAGCATATCCAACACAGTTTGCTAGAACATTACATTGACTATCAGTTGGTTTTCCTTGGATACATGTAGAATATCCACCATTAGCTTTTCTGATGAAATATTTATTACCTGAAGTTGGTCTAGTTGTTCTTATCATCAGTAGTCACCTCCTCAATAATTACTTCTCCTTCTTCGTTCATTTCTTCGAAAGGTACTTCATTTATTGTGGTTTGAGTTCCGTATGGTTCTGATTCTAAATCTTGGTCAGCTCCTCTACCTTCCTCTTCCATAATATAGTTGTTTTGATACTCCTTTACAAGGTCTTTATCATAGTCAACTTCAACTATTTGCCCTTCTTGTAGAATATTTTCTTCCATTTTGATTTTCCTCCTTTACAAATATATTTTATAAGAAACTTATTTTTTCTTTTGAGATTGCTTATATAATTGATTAAAATATACGCTTGCTCCTGCTGTAAGAATTCCTTGTGTTAGTGCTACGAATATCGCCATAGCAATCTCTTTTGCTCCTGTTATTTCACTAGTAGCAAATACATATAAACCAGATAATATTACAGCAACTATACCTAATAATAATGGTATGAATTTATCTTTAACTTCAGATTTCTTCATACCTATACCCATTAAATATAATACTGGTATTAATATTAATAGTTCCGGTTTAATGAATTCTTTGAACGCTTCGAACAATTCCATTATTTTTCACCTCCTTTACAAACAATCTATTTCTTAGGTTTAGTAGCAGCTTCTTTTAATAAGACTCTGTCTGTTTCAACCTCTCCATTGATTTTTACTCTTTTGCCATTAATGTTCATATATTTATATTTATCTTTGTAGAAATCATAAACATCTAAATCATCAAAGGCACTTTTTATAATTTCTTCTGTGAGTTTTTCTCCTTTTCGTATGGATTGTCCATACTGATGAATTCGAGACTTTACATTTCTTAAATCTCTCATATCATTTTCATATTCCATACGATCCACTTGACCTTGAATTTTATCGATCTTTTCATTAGTAGCTTTATTTAATCTATTACCTAACCATCTCAATGGTGAGAATTTGATAGGTAGTACTTCAAAAGTTATACCAAATACTGCTAGAAAATCTATAATTATTCGTATAGCTTTTAACAATTCATCAAATTTTATTTCCATATTTCCTCCCCTATTTTATTAATAATATTAGTCTTGTATATATGATATACCGTCTAATGATAACCATCCAGTACAATATGAATTATGTAAACGTATAGTACCATCTTGTCTTATAGTTAAAAGACATGGATGACCTCCATTAGATACTTCACCAGAAGATGATGCAGCCTGCACATATACTCTTAATGAAGGTCTAAAACCGCTTGGTATAGTGCACAAAATATCCTCTGTATCGTTTCGAGCCTGTGTGACACTTATTAATCCTTTTAAATAACACACATTACCTATTTTTCTTACCCTTACTGCTCTAAAATTATTATCGTATTCTGTGAAATACGTTCCAAACGAATCCATTGGTTTATAACCACTATCATATAACTTATCTTGTTTATTATTCTTAAGATCATTTATATTATCAGTATTAGTTTTAATGCTATTAGAATTGGTTAATATATCTTTTAATTGTTTTCCAGTATCTCCAACATAAGTATCTTTATTTATATATTGAGCCATAATAATCGGTTATTTAATATCTAATTAAGCAGTTCTTTTCCACATAAATATATCTATTGTTGCTATATTATGTGAGTGAGCTGGAATAGTATGAGTATGCCCCTCACTTGCATTATCACCTCCAGCTGGAGCAGGTCTATAAGTTGACCAACCATCGGTTTGGGAATAAGTTGGTATTTTATGAGAACCACCACCACCATCTTCTCTTATACCCATTTGATTAGTATATCCACCATAAGTACTATCCCACATATCGTGTTCATGCCTTGGTAATCCACATTGAGATGCGGTCAACGTTGTACTACCACTATTTCCATTACCTCCAGATTGAGTTCCCCAGCCATAAAAACTTGTTTGCCCCAAAGATGTGGTAGTAGCATATAAATATCCACCAGATACCTTAATCCAGGTTCCTCCTATAGTTTTATTTGGATCTTCGTTACCCATTGTAATATATGTTTTCCCAACTGGGTAATATGTATCAAGAACAACCTTTTTAATTACATTTTGTAAATCACTTGAAATTTTTAATTCACCCATAAGTATTATACTTATAGTTCTTTGCTATCTAATTAAGCAGTTCTATACCACATATATACTTCAAAATATGGAGGATATGTTTAAGTACTTGATGTATCGCCAACTACTTCGATACCTCTACCAGCACCACCACCTCCATCATTCCAACCTCTACCCTCACTCATATAACCACTTAAAGTCCAACCATTACTAACATTTTTTACTCTAAATAAAGCATTATTCCAACTATTTTTAGGGTCATAACAAGCAACTAAAGAACCAGCACCGTGGCTATGTGTTCCACTACCACCGGTTCTCATTGGGGTGTTTACAGTAGCCCATAAAAATCTACCTTCTATTTTTGTCCAAGTTCCACCAAACAATATTGACGGATTCGTTGAATTAGTACTCATATAAACACTACCAACAGGATATATTATATTTAATATTTCTTGTGATATTTTTAATGCAGCCATTAGATAACACCTCCAAGAGATGTAAGGTTAATTAAATAACCTCCACCTCCTTTCGGTTTTTAGATGGAACTATAAGTGTTGTTCCACCTCTCTTTCGTGATATATATATATATAGTTAATTAAGTTTTTCATTTCTGTTTTCTCCTTTCAGAAATCTCTATATTTTTCACAGATTGGTTCTGTAAAATTTATATCTCTACAATGATCGTACGTAGCAAGTCTATATATTATCCAGAAAAATAGCAACATCATAACTACAGCAGATACGACAATAAGAATTGCTATTACTTGCAAAATGTTATATATTTTATCTTTCATATATCCTCCTATTCATACCAAATCATTTTTACGCCATTAATATATAAAGCATTTCCTTTAACGTTAATGCCTTCTACATTTCCATCGCCTTTAATGTTTCCATGAACGTCTAAAGCTTCTGTTGGTTTTTTATTTATACCCATTCTTTTATTAGCTAGGTCTTTCCATATGAAAGCATCTGCTGTAGATATAGTATACGCTCCAAATTCGATAGTTTCTAATAAATCTTTAACTTGTAAATACAAATCATATTGAGAAGTTGTCTCAAATGTGTCGTCTAATGTTGCATCGAGTACCCAGACACCATTTGTATTAGTTAATTTTGCACTAGTAGGTAATGCTTTCCAAGACCCTGATGCTCCAATTTTATATTTAACAGATTGTATAGCATTAGTTTTGGATAATCCAGTCCAATTAGTATAACTACCTTCGAAATGAATTATTGCTTTAGTTCCGATACCGTTCTGTCTTACAATTTTAAATGCATTTATTCCCGGATTATTATAATCTACTAAATTAATAGTTTTACTTACTGTAGTAGTAAACCCTCTTCCGTCAACCGCTGTAACATTAAATGTATCGGTACTCATATTACCTAACTCAAAAGCAACATTTGAAGCTGAGTAATTCTTTTTAACCGTAGATAATCCACTAGTTGATATATTATAATATCCGGTAGTTACATCTGCGAATCTTTGCCCAGTCATAGGTTTAATTACACCAGTTAATTTATTGTGGTTTTTAATAAATTTACCAGCACCACTAATATCCGTATACAATGTATTAGTTATGTTTATAACATTATCCACTGGAAAAGTTGGATTAAATCCAGAATCACTAGTGTTTAAATAATACTTAACCGGTGCCGAAGTTTGATTTACATTACCTGTAGCGCAAACTAAACGAGCTTTATAGGTACCTTGTTTCTTTTTTGGTAAACTTTTATACCAATTATTTTTCCAACTGTCACTATTAAACGGATATATAGAAGTATCCGTGAATGTGCCGCCTAATATTTCAACACCATCATCTCCGATGACATACACTGTACAACTTCTACCTAATGGATTATATACACCAATAGTTAATGCATTTCCAACAGTAAATTCGGGAACTGAATTTAAATATGGATAGGCATAAGTCGTGACACTTTGACTAGGTTTTGTTTGGGTCCACAGACCACTATCTCGACGTTTAAAATTACCATAAATAGTGTAACTTGTATTAGCAGATAGACCACTAACAGTAAATGAGCCACTAGTAGAATTAGCGTCTGCAACAACATCCACCCATGACCCATCATTTATTTTATATTGTACAGTTGAACAAGTTTGTGGTGTTGTCCAACTGAAAGTAGCAGTAGTCTCTGTTCTACTAGTTAATCTAAATGTTGGTGTGGAAGTGAAGTAAGCGGGATCTACATCCAAATAATATGTGGTAGAACTGTAATTACACCAGCTAGGGTTTTGAGTATCTTTTACAGTAAATGAAAACGGTGTAGTACCATCAGTTTTATTAGATACTGTTACCCATCCAGAATCAAAGTTCCAAGACCAGTTCCATTCACTATGTTTTTCACCTTTAGAACATATATTTGAACCATTTAAATAGCAGTTAATCTCGACCCTATTACTATAATAACCATTTGTGCTAAGATATACTCTACCATATACATGATATTTCATATTGGCGCCATCACGGGTATGTTCATAATTTACAGTAGCTGATATAACCGGATCTGTATCAGCAACTTTTCCATTAAATATTGTAGCCATTTAACATTACCTCCTATATATATTCAATAATATTATTACTATCAAGTACTACAGTTCTAAGTCTGCCTATTTTAGTACCCTGATCAAATTCACCCATTTGGGAATATACTCTATCACTGGTTAATTCGCCGATAACATTGCTTCCATCTTTTAATTGATATGATGTGGATGTAGTATTGGTTGAACGATTAGATGTTTCAGAATATAATCTTAAACCATTAGCGTCCAATTGATGTTTCTTACCATATACTTCATCTACATAACCAGACCATACATCATTAGTACCTTGACTGACAATCAAGTCTGTAATTTCAAATATATCATCACCTGTGCAAGTTATAACTAATTTTGGTGATGTAGTAATAGCTTCATATGGTTCTTCCAACGTTACTGTCTTCCATGCACTATTTGTTTCAGTAGTATTTAATATAGTGACAGTATTGCCATTACCAACTAATTCCATTTTGACTTGATTGGCTGTTCCGACAGCAGTATGTTTATACTTGAATGCTATTGAATATTTTATACCAACTTGAGTACTGTAAGCTTGTTCAAGTGAAGCTGCACCATTTAGTATAAATTCGCTACCACTTAATGACATATCGTCATTTTGATTTGTGGTAATATTACCTGATGATAACCAGAAATCTGTACCAGAATATCCTACCGAATTACGTAAAAGATTCGAGCCACCTGAGGTTTTAAATGTCGTAGTTAAATTATTAGCACTGATCTCAACCATGCCTTCAAATTGTTGATCTGCTGTTTGTTGACTTGCACCTAAATATAATTTATCAAGACGAACGTCTAATATATATTTGTCATTTTCATCTTTATAATATTTAATATGATTTCTATCATTGCCTAAAGCTAATTGTCCATCAGCACCTAAAAATAAACCATCATCAGGTGAATCTACACCATTTTTTAAATGCGAATGAATGGAATTATCTGAAATATCAAAACCGCCTATAGTAGCGCCAAAAGCAACCAAGTCAGTAACTTGAATTTTACTTGCGGTAATTGATTTTGCTGTAATAATTGAACCGTTTAAACTATTCTCTGTAGTTTGTTCTGACTCAATAGTTTCGCCATTTGTATTAAGTTTATAATATAAACCATCCGAACCTTTTACTACAAGTTTGTCGGCAACAACTGTTCCGGCTTCAATTAAATCACCTTTTATTGTTACACCGACCAATTCACCAGTTATATGACCTTCGTTTACTATTAAGTCTTTAATAATACCAGAATCAGTAAATAATTTTTCAATAGCTGCTACACCAATATTTGAAAAATCAATTTTAGCATAACCAGTTTTTAAAGTATTAGTCTCTAAATCATCTAATACTGCTTTACTCAATCCTGTTAATTTACCATCTTTTATAACAAAACCAGAATTTAATATGGTTATTTGTGAACCATGTGTTGTTAACTGTGTTCCATGTGCATCGATAGTATTACCCTGCGCAACGATAGTATTACCTTGTGTTTTTACAGTATTATCTATTTCTGTAATTTTGTTACCTTGTTGATTTATAGTATTACCTTGTTGACTTATTGTATTTGAATTTTGATCAATTTTGTTACCGTGTTGTTGTATGGTATTATTCATTGAAGTTATACTATTACCATGCGAAGTAATAGTGTTATTCATAACGTCAATTTCATTACCTTGAGCAATTATAGCATTATGATTAGCTTCTATTGAATTTCCTTGTGATATTATAGTATTATTTATTGATACTATTTGATCTCCTTGTTGGTTGATTTTAGTATCATGTTGGTTTATTGTTGTTTCATGTTGATTAATTGAGGTATTCATTTGAATGATGCTATTACCTTGTTGAATAATTGTATTATCCATTTGTTGAATAGTATTACCTTGTTCATCAACAGTATCTGCTAAATCTTTTACATCTTTACTACGAGCTGCTGGTGACGAAATATTACCAGTTACTGTAGCAAAGTGATCTTTAATCAATACTTGTACTCTTTCGCCAGTTTTGGCTTCAACTGTAGATTCTACAGGGGTAAGTACATCAGAACCATCTAATTGCACATATTCAATATCACCAATAATTTTATATGTACCTTTAACAGTTACTCCTTCATCTTTTTTAGGTTTATTATCTACCAATTTAGCAAATTGTGAAACAACCTCATGTGATAAAGCCATATATTTCGCCTCCTATTACCTTTCTTTCCATAAATTTTTAGTAAATATTGCAGTCTCGCTTACAGTACATCCAGAATCACATTTAATATTCTGAGATATTACTTTAGCTTTAATACCGATTAAACCGGCTTTAGTATAATTTAAACGTACACAATCTCCAACTCTAACTGGGCAATAACCATGAGAATAACTGATTTGATATTCAACAGAATTTAACGTTTTTAATAAATTCTCTGCATATTCATCAATTTGTTCTTTAGTTGGAAATCCAGGAAGATTTGGTGATGTATCACGATATATTATTTCTCTACCTCTAGCTTGTATTGAAGTAGGGCTGTTAGGATCTTCATTTTTAACCTGTGAATAATATACTTCTGTACCAGTAGAACATACTACTTCCACTACATTTGGTATTCCATAAATATCATGTTTTAAACTTACTTCTGGTAATAATATTGAACTATTATCATCGTTATAAGTATATACAGGTTGTAATTCATCCACTGTTTGTTTTGGTGCAAACATTATTTTTCCTTCTTCATCTAATTGTAATTCAAATTTTGCTTGAGCTATTAAATCTCTTACAAATGTTAACCAAGTATCTCCGTTATTAGCAACAAAGTTACTTTGTAACAATTTATCAGATTCAGTTTTTACAACTGGTGCTCTACAATTTTCTCTCACAATCATATAAGCTTGTTCCATTATGTTTTCATTTTTTAATAATGAATACCCTAATGGTGTAGGTTTCTCTTTTAATTCTAATAATGGAGTATATGCATCCATAGATACTGTTCTAACTTTACCATCAAAGTTTGAAGATGGGGTTTGAACTAGAAATATACCTAATGGTATCTTTTCTTTTACTCCATTTTGACTTGCTACAAGATAAATTCTAATGTAGCATTCACCTAATGTATTATCAATATCAATAGAGGCAGAACCGAGTGTTTCAGTTCCGCTATCTCTATTAATTGAACTAGACTTAACAAAATCTAGTAATCTTTTATCTTTCCAAGTGTTAGGATCTACTTCGTAGTATTCAAAAGTCTGTTGCATTGATTCAGACCAATCAATCATACTAAATACCTCCTTCCACTCTTGTTATAGATATAGTTACTGGTATTACTAAATCAGAGTATTTAATACTATATGATACACTAATATTAGCCCAGTAACCAGTACCAGAAGGTTCTCTAACATAAACATCGCCTGTCCATATAGATAATCTTCTAATAGCGTATAAAGTTTCCTTATCATCTTTAGGAATTTCGACATTCCATGTAGCAGTTTCTCCAAGATGTGTCCCATAATAACTTACTGGTCTTTTACGACCAACATAATTAATTAAAGATACATCCATATTATTGTTTTCAGAAATTGCTATATTATAAGGTAATTTTAATAATGATCCAGACCATGCTGGTTCAATGACTCCAGAACCTTCATTGTCAGAATTGAATGATGACCACTCTTCAGCCCATTGAATAATAATAGCGGATTCTTTGTATTCTACAGGTGGAATATCAGCATAACTGATAGCTCCTGTGTCATTCATTGTTGCTACTACTCTGTAACGAGCATAATCTAAAGAAGGGTGTGGGTCTGTTACAAATAGATTTTCTTCATTTGCAACACCAGATTCGATTAGCGTAAAGGTTCCATCATATTCTTTTCTGTATACTGATAAAGTACAATTTTTAACTAAAGATGCCACTATTTTTCCTTCCACTTCATTATATTGATTACAATATGGACGAATAGAAGCTTCATAAGTATCTTTATTAATTATAACTTCAGCAAATACATCATAGAACACTTCATCAAAGTATACAGATATTGTTTTAGTACTAGAAGCACTTAAACCAGAGTTTAATGATACAGTAACGTTAATAGCATATTGTATATTATTCTCCAAATCTATATTACCAGGTGTCATTTCTAATAAGAATCTCCATGGATTATCTTGTGGATCATAGTATTTTTGATATACTTTATCACCAATACTAACCATTTTGACTTTTCCGACTTCATCAACTGTTTGATAAGCCTGAAGAGCTACAACTTCTATATAATAACTTATAGGAGTTTGAGCAGGTGGTTCAGATAGTATAGATATATAGAATGGGAAGTTATTAATTTCTTCAATAGAATTACTGTGATTATCCAATACATCCAACGATAATACTGGTGGCGCATAAACGTTAACTTCACGTTCAACAGACCATTCACTATATTCAGCAATAACTCCAGCTGTCTGAACTTTCCATTTAATTATATATCCTTCACCAACCGTAGCCCATTCTGGATCATCAGTATTGATTACATACACACTTGTTTTAGTTTTATCTTCTTCTGGTCTATTATTAGGAATTACTTTTATAATTTCAGTTGGTTGTAATTCTGGATGAGCAGAATCTATTATTGTAAAATGAATTCTTGCTGTTGTTTCAATAGAGCCATCTGTAGAATTATGTATCCAGTAAAGTTTTAAATCTTCACCTAAAATACAAGAATTAACATTACTGTATGTCGTAGGCGCAGCTGGTCTAGTACCTAATCTAACAGATTTAATAGGTGTATAAGTTTTAGATTTACCTTTCTCATTAAGAGAAGCAACTCTAAAGAAATATTCATGACCTAATTCTATACCTGTTACAAGTAATCTAGGTCCTGATCCTTCTTCTGTTGTTTGACTAGAAGCTTCACCAGTATCAAAATATTCAATATTAGTAGCCCATTCTACTAAATAATTTTTAGCTGATGGTACATCTGGCCATTCAACAAATACAGCATATTGTACTGCTTGTTGTTCACTAATTTTTTGCGAACGTAATGTAGTTATGTCAGAAGGTGCTACTGGTGTAGATAACTCATTATCAGTATAATCAGTCCATCCACTATAAATAGTACCTCTAACAGCTCTACATCTCACTTTATATTTATGACCTGGATCAACTGTAGTCGTAAATTTACAATACCTAGTTTCTTGATTAATAGTAGCTGTTCCAGTTCTATATTTAAAAGTATCATCCTGATAAATCGCAAATTCAATCGTATCAGCATTTATAGTATCTTGGATGTTTGTTAACTCAATAGTCATAACATCTGTTTCATCAATGTTAAATGATGGGCTAGGAGGTAATTCAGGTGGATTATTAGAAAAGTCATATTCTCTGCTAGCTGTTTGTCCATCAGACCAGTTATCAGATTTAGGTGTTATTGACACTCTGACTTTCTTAGCGTTTTCAGGGGCACTATAACCTGATTGTTTGTCAGTTGTAGTACCTTGTGTACCTATACGCCATCCACCGGCACCTGTATCATATTCCCATTTTACTTCATAATTCTTTGTATTTGAACGATCAAACGTCCAAGTACAGAACATACTCCTAGTAGTACCAGCATCCAAAGCAAACCAGTTAATAGTTGGCACCTTTACGACTGGAGGCTGAGGAGCTGGAGCAGGAACAGGAGTAGGGGTCGTAATACCTGGAATAGTAAATACCTGATTAGGATATATAACTGGATTACTTCTTGGTACACCATTAGCATCTGCTATGGTTGGCCACTTACGTCCATCACCATATACAGATCTTGCTATGTTCCACATACAATCTCCTTTTACGACATGCCATTTTCCATTTATTAAAGGCATATATTACGACCTCCTTTCAATATTAGCAGCTCTGATTAATACTTGGACAGCTTCAGAAATGCTGCTTTGATCATCATATGTGATACCATTAATATTATAAGTATCACCACCTGATCCAATGTTAGAACCAAGTTTATTGATAGCAGAAACTACATCATTTGCAGTTCCATTTTGACCTTTCGATCTCATTCCAACAGTGATAGCGTTTAAGTTACTGCCAACATTAATATTCTTAAATAATCCATTAATTCTTCCAGCTCCAGACTCAACATCAGTTAAATCTAATACTGGTCTAATAGTTGGTTGATTAGTACGACCATCGTTAAGAATATCATTAACTTTAGATATAGCATTACTTAAACCTTTACGAGCTTCGTCGGCCATATTATAGCTTTCACCATAGGCATCTGAAGCATATTCGTGAATACCATTGATAAATCCTAAACCAAAGAAATTACCCAATTTACGAGCTTTTCTAGATGGTGAATGAGCATCAATAGCTCTTTTAGCAGCATTATAAGCATCATTACCTAGATTAGTACCTGCGTCAACTGCTAAATATCTATTGTTTTCAATACCATCAGCAAATCCTTGAGCAAAGTTTTTACCAGCGGTTTTCATTTTATCTATCATTGTAGATTCATTTAATTTGTCAATAGCACTTGTTACTATTGATGTAAATTTAGATTCAACATCTCCACGTTTTGTTTCCATAGTATCTATAAGTTTAGTTATTAAATCACGTATAGCTTGAGATACTTTTGTAACTGGAGAATCTCCAGATAAAGACTCAACAAATTTGTTTATTCCTGTTTCACCTATAGTTTTTAAACCATCGCTTATCTTTTTAATATTATCTCCATTTACATTATTAAATTTAGTAACTAATTCAACAAATGCATCTGCATTAGTTTTAGCTAATTCAGTTGTATCTTTACTTGATGAAGCTAATTTAGTTATAAAATTAGACATGTTAGTGCCAACTCCAGCCATATCTGATGAATTGTCTTTTAAACCACCAAAGTCAATATTGTCAATTTTAGCTAATGCTTTTATAGCTTCAGTAGAAGCATTTACACTATCTACTTTATCTTTTCCAAATGTTCCTATTTTATCAGCATATCCCTTAATACCAGATGCAACTGTTGGAAATTTATCAGCAAATTTAGAAATATCATTATCTCCTGTGAATAATGAAACTAATCCACCAGAATTTGGTATTTCATCAGCTGCTTTAGCAAGAGCAGCAATTGCTTTTCCTGCAGCATCTACTGTATTCACTTGATCAGTTGAGAATGTTCCTAAATTAGTAACAAAACCATTTAAATTTGTACCAACACCTGGAAATTTATTAGCGAATTGTGAAATATCGTTTTCTCCAGTAAATAAAGACACTAATCCGCCAACATTTGGAACATCTTTGGCTGCATTTGCCAAAGCTTTTATAGCTCTACCAGCACAGTCTGTAGTAGTTACTTGTTCATCTGTAAAAGTTCCAAGATTACTAACAAAACTTTTCAAATTTGTAGCAACACCAGGTAATTTATCAGCAAATTGAGAAATATCACTTTCCCCAGTAAACCAAGTAAACATACTTCCTGCATTAGGAACATCGCTAGCAGCTTTAGCCAATCTAGCAATAGCTTGACCAGCACAATCAGTAGAAGTAACTTGAGCTTCTGTAAATGTACCAAGATTACCTATAAAATTCTTAAGCATAGTACCAACACTAGGTAATTTATCTGCGAATTTAGAAATATCATTATCACCAGTGAACAATGAAACTAATCCACCAGAATTAGGTATTTTACTAGCTGCTTTTGCCAATGCTGCTATAGCATCTCCAGCAAATCCTGCATATTTAGAAGAAGATTCAGAATAAGAACCAAGATTCTTTGAGAAATTCTTTAAATTTGTAGCAACACTAGGTAATTTATCTGCGAATTTAGAAATATCATTATCACCAGTGAACAATGAAACTAATCCACCAGAATTAGGTATTTTACTAGCTGCTACAGCTAATGCGGCAATAGATTCACCGGCATTTCTAATAACCTCTACTGATTCTGGAGTAAATCCTTGTAACGATTTAGCCATTGCTGCTAAGCATAAACCTGTTGATGGTAACTGATAAGCAAATTTGCCTATACTATTATCTCCAACTAGAACAGACCATAAACCACCTTCATTAGGTATTTGCTTTGCTGCTTCAGCTAATGCTACTATGGCATTTCCAGCCGATTCAACAGAATCCATTTGTGAAGAGCTAAATGCTCCAAGACTCTTTACAAATTCGTTTAAATTCTTTCCTAATGGAGGTAAATATGCACTCCATTTACCAATACTATTATCGCCAACTATACTTGCCCATAAGCCACCTTCGTTAGGTATTTGTTTAGCAGCTTTAGCTAATGAAGATATAGCTTCACAAGCAGCAGATATAGATGTTACTTGACTATCTGAGAATGTGCCAAGATTATTAGCAAAGTTTTTCATACCAGTACCAAGACTAGCTATTTCTTTACCAAATTTTTCAAATGAATTATCACCTGTAAACCAAGTAAATAAACTAGATATACTCTTTAATACTTGAGCGCCAGTTAATACCATTATAGCACCGGCTAATGCTTGAACGCCTTGCATCATATTAGGACTAATTAATATAGCACTATCTATAAATGGTTTAGCATTAGTCATAAATAGACTTAAATCTCTACCAAGTTTAGGTAATGAATTACCAAGACTTAATAGATTTCCTAATCCTGATATAAAATTAGCGGCTGTTAATACTAATATACCAGCAGCTAATGAACCAATTCTTATTACTGTATCAGGTTTTACTTTAGATACTCCATCCAAGAATGGTTGTAAATTTGTCATAAATTGTGATAAATTTGTAGCTATTTGAGGCATTGTATCAGATACACCTAATCCAAATCCTCCTATAATGCCACCTATAAATCTACCAATAGCTATACCAACGGCTTGTAACACTTCGCCAGCATCTTTAATACCAGATACCATTCCTTTTAGTTTTCCAACTAATGTCATTACACCCATTAATTCAACTAATAATATACCAAAAGCTACTATTCCAATAGCTGCAGCAGGTGCAGACATAGCTAAACTAGCTAATAAATGGAATATAACAGCTAACATTCCGATACATGCTATACCACCAAGTAATACTTTAGCGTCTAATAATTGTAATGCTTCCATAAATCCTTTAAATATAACACTTAATAATTCTGCGATAGATATTATTAATTCTGGAACTCTATTTGTTACAGCTCTTATAGTTTGAATAAATAAATCTAATATTGCAGTTACGATTGGTGGAACAAAATCTTTAAGCATTTTAACAGCTTCTAGTAATACCGTTCCTAAAGCTTTAGCTATTAATGGAGCACATTCTATAATTACTTTAATGAATTCGGCAATAGCTAAACCTAATGTTTTAACAATTTCAGGTATTAATCCTACTATTCCTAATATAATAGCTGATAAACCGGCAACTATAGCAGTAGTACCAGCACTTAAAGCTAATGCTAATGCTGAAATACCAGTAGCAATTAATCCTAGACCTATTCCTAATGTTACAGCAGCAACGCCAAATAAAGCACACGCTCCAGCAACTATTAGTAAATCTACAGCAACACCTTTTAATAAATATCCGGCTAATCCTAGAACTGTTAATGCTGCACCTAATGCGACTAAAGATTTAAGAATTTTATCCCAACTGATTGACCCGAGAATTTTTAAACCAAGGGCTAATACAACTAAAGAATTAGCAGCTATAATTAATGAACCTGCACCAGCAAGAGCACCTTTTACGCTACTACCAATTATCTTCATAGCAGCCACTAATATAGCTAAAGACCCAAGCATAGCTGTAAGAGATCTACCTATATCTGACCAACTAAGAGTGGATAATATTTTTAATGCACCACCAAGTACTACTAAAGACATTGTGGCTCCTAATAAAGCAAATGATTTGCCTATAGCTCCACCACTACCGGATTTAGCACTTGCGTATCCGCCTTTACCTATTATCTTCATAGCAGATTTATTTCCACTATTTAATAAATTCATAGCTAAAACTAATATAGCTAATGCGCCACCCATAGCAGTTAAACCACGACCAATTTCTCCCCAATTCATTGATCCTAAAATCTTTAATGCGCCAGCAAGAATAATCATAGAATTTGCCAATACTAATAAAGCAATGCTTTTACCAAGCGCACGTTCTGGTTCCATTTTGCTAAGTGTTTTTGTCATTACACTAAGAGATATCATCATAGTGACTAAACTTTTTACTATTTCTGTTAATTTCATACTACCTATTTTCTTTAATGATACAGATAATATTAATAAAGAAATAGATAATCCAATTAATCCTTTTGTCTTTTTCTTAGTTTTACCATCATCTGGTAATAAATATATAGAAGCAGTTAAAACACCCATCGCTCCAGCCAAACCAATTAAACCGGTTATCATTTGACCAAAACTTAAACTACCTATTTTCTTAATAGCACTACCTAATATTAATAAACTTAATGATAAACTAACCAAGGCTAAACTACTTCTAGCGTATATTTTGTCTTCTCCCATTTTAGTTAATACTTTAAAACATAACATTAGTTCGGCCATTACAAGACCCATTGCCCCAATGCCTTTTACTAATGAAGCTCCGTCTATGCTAGATAAAACCCATATAGAACCAACTAAAATAGCAACTGCACTAGCAATTTTTATTAAAGTTTTAGCTTGAATATCTTTTTGATAAGATTCTAAAACTCCTTTTACACTCTCTAATATTCCAGCAGCATTATCAGCAACACCTTTAAAAGATTTAAATACTCCTTGTAGTTTAATAAGAGCAGCACTTATGAGACCAGAATTAACTAGTTTCATAACTTGATTTAAATCGCCATTTCGTATTATTCCTCCAAGGAATTTTCCAATTGCTAAACCAACATTTTTTATTAAATTGAATAAACCTTTAAAGAAATTAAGCGCTGATTCGTAACTTAATAATTTCTTAAGCATATTTCCGACAGCATTTGCAAATTTCTTTATTGCTTCTACTACGGTATTAACTGTATTAGATAACCATTTTGAATTTCTAGCTGCTTCAGATGTTTTGTCTACCCACTTAGATAAGAATCCAACAGCGGTTATAACTAATTCTCCTAATGGACGGAATACTCCAATTAATGTGAATAAAGCTTTACCAAGTGTCTTAACAACTGACAATCCAGTCTTAATAACCGAAAAGAAAGCTCTAAATATGCTCTTTATAGAATCAGCAGTTTTTCCACTTATCTTAAGACGTGATGTAAACTCTTTAAATTTATTAGTTAATTCAGTTAAACGTTTCGCTGTCATTGGTGGAAATATTTCATCCCAAGCTTCTTTTATAGGTTTAGTTATAGCTCCTATAGCAGAACCTATATTACCGAGAGCTTCATGAAGACTATTTCTACCACCCATATCAACCCAACGATTTAATAATTCTTGTAAATCATCCAATGGTGCGGCAAACCAATCATAGAATTGTTCACCAATAGTTGTCCATAATTTCTTTTGAGCATCAATATTACCTATTAATGTTTCCATTATGTTCATCCATTTAGTTGATACAGCATCTTTTGTAGCATCAAGAGTGTCATTAAATGTACGATATTCTTGACCTGCTCTAAATGTGCTTATACCAAATTCGTCAAATCCAGAAACCATATTCTTCAAAGCAGATATAGCTTTTTCATCGTCTATCTCTTCTTCTTTTAAGAATGCATCAAAAGTATTATTCTTTAAAGCATCATATGCTTTTATCATTTGACCAGCTGTTAATGTAACATCATGATCTTCAGACATTATATCTATAGCTTTCTTCATTTGATCAGAAGCTTTTGCATACTTTTTGTATACTTCCATCATTACATCAGAAGTAAACCATTGTCCTTCAGTCAAAGATTCAGCAAATTGTTGTTGAGTAAATTTCATCTTATTACCAAGTAGTGATTGATATGTGTCAGTTCCTACTTTCTTTACTTTACCCATTGCAACTGCTACTTCTAGAGTTTGCTTTCTGAATTCCGCAGTATCCATACTAGCATTCTGTATAGATTTCCAGTCTTCCTTACGCATATATCCAGCACCAAGTGCTTGAGATAATTGATACATTGCTGCAGATGCTTTTTGAGCATTTTGTCCAGATTTAGCAGCCCATAATGCTATACCTTGCATTGCTGTAACAGAATCTTCTAGACCTTTTCCAGTTGCTGTGAATTTAGCAATATTATCAATCATATCAGTAAAGTTGTAACTTGTTTCATCTGAGAACCAGTTAAGTTTTTCCAATTGCTTTTCAACAACACTCGTTTCATATCCTTGTGAAATTAAGGTAGACATTGAATTAGCTTTTTGTTGTAATTTTTGCCAACCCGACATAATATTATCAACGGACAATGATTTAACCATGTTTAATCCAGCATTAGCTACTGATTGTGATATACGAATCATAGCCATTGTACCAACCATAGACAAACCTGAGAATTTATCAGCAACTTTATCAATTGTGTCAGCTAATCCATGAAATTTAATACTATTAGCTCGTTGTTCAACAGCAGTTAATCCGCTAGTTGCACCGTCTAATTTAAGAGCTTGTTTTAATTTATCTAGAGTAGTCATTGATTGTTTGACATTCTTTTCGAAGTTCTTATTGTCAAAACGCATCTCAACTACTTTTGAGTCAACTGTTTTACTCATGTTTTATCAACCTCCTTCCATGCATTTTTTGCTATTTGATCAAATATTGGTTGTATAGCCGGGTTAATATAATCTCTACCTTCTACCCAACCTCCATTCTTAGTTCCATGACCATATTGTAATATTATAGCTATTGGAACTCCATTTTGAATATTTGAGTTATAAAAAGAAATTGACACTGATTCCTTTTCTCGTATAATTTCGTAGTGCCACGATTCTGCAGTTCGTCCGGTGTCCTTTGGTGTTGCGGAGCGTAAAGCTTCCACTCCTTGACGACCATAACGATCTAGATCTCCGAGTTTGACAGTTTCCATAGCTCTTTCTAGGAAACCATTCAACTTCGAAAAGTCTCCTTTTTCTCTGAAACTTATCATTATTCGACCACCCTTCAATCATTTAATAAACTATAGTAAAAGTACTATAACCCTATTATACATCAGGTTACAGTACCCAATGGCAAATAGACATAATACTCTTGCCATAATTTGTTAACCTCTTGAGTTGAACTGTTTTCTACGAGCAGCATTCAACGAAGCATAACGACTAGCAATTTCTCTCTTATTCATTTTCTTAGGAGGAGTATTTTTAACATTGCACACTCTTATTAAAGTTAGCAATCTATTAACATGCCATTTCTGACATTCCATTGGTATATTTAATGTTATCATCCAATAATATATTAATTCTGAAGTTATTATTTCTCTACTAGTTCCAGCTTTAGTATCTGAAAATGTAGTAGCTGTTCTAGGCTCAGAAATATAATTATTTATTGCATCTATATTAGATTTTGTAAGACGATCATATGTCTCATCTTTAACATTCTGTGTAATTGTCATACATTTAATATAATCCAAAGTCTCTTCATAAGTTTTATCTTCTTTAGTCAAAAATGGTTTGCACCACTTTGCTTCCCACTTTGAAATGGATACGAGAGAATGCTCCAATTGCAACACTTGCTCATGAGAAGTTTGAACAAACTCTTCTTTGTTTTCATCCCATGCTTCCGTAGCTGGAATTTTTATTTGAAGCATCTCTGTTACCTCCATTCACCAATTACTGTTGATTATCAGTTGATTCTGATTGTTCTAATTCTTTTCTTTGTTTTTCAACTTCAGCTTGTAGTTTTGCTTTATCTATGTCAGCTGGCATAATACCATTAACAAATTCAGCAGCTTTAGCATCATCTGTAGCTAATTCCATAAACAATTTAGAATATGCTTCAGTTTCAGAGAACGCTATAGATAGTGGAGCACCATTATCATCTGTTTTTCTGAATCTTTTTCCATCAGCTGTCTTTTCACCATAAGCTTTAAGAATTAGTTTCTTAAATATTTTAATTATTTCAGGTTGGTTTTTAGCTTCTACAACGCTTTTAATCATATCAGCTAATCCTCCATCAACACTTAATTCCATTTCTGTAATTTCAGCTTGAGTTAAATTAAAGAAGAATTTATCTTCTCTTTCTGTTCCATTATAATCCTTATATTTAATAGTTTTCGCAATCATTTTTATTTTCTCCTTTCAAATTTAAAAAAGAGGGGTTGTTAGAAACGCGTCTAAAACCCCTAAAAAATCAGATTATATACTAACCACCAATTGCACCATTGATTATAGATAATACTTCATCTGGTAATGGTAATCTAGCTTCTGTGTCAGTATCACCATAAAGAACTTTTTCAAGAGCTGCTAATTTACCAGCTTCTACCTTAGTTGAATCAATTACTAGTGAAGCAGTTGGTTTGAAACCAGTTACTTCGACTGGAGTAGTTGAAATCTCCCAAGAGAATGTGATAGCTTCTGGACTATCATTTACAGTAGCATAAGCTTTTTCACTTGGAGCAGCTAATGCACCATAAATTAAATGAATCTTGTATCCAAGATCATTATCTTGGTCACTACCAATTTTAGTTTGGTAAGATAAACCGAATAATTTACGAGCTTGTTGAGCAATAGCAACCCCTTTAGTTAATTCAGCTTCACCGTTACATTCACCGAATTCATCTGGGTACATATATGCTTCTATTGTTGCACCAAACTCTTCAGCAGACATTAAGTTAAGATACTTAATGTTATCAGCGTATAATGGAGTAGGTTCTGCACCAGAAGGATTTTCATTTACTGCAGTAAGACCATTCCAAGCTACACCTTTAGGATAAGCTCCACTAGCTAATGGGTAAAGAACACCTTTGCTTACACCAGTTTCGTAAAGTCTTTCTCCTGTTTGATCCCATTTTAATTTAGTCATATCTATATTCCTCCTTCTTATTAATAATATATTCTAATCACATCGTGATTTAGATTATCAGATATGTAATGTCTGTCATAGGAAGATAAAGGAAGTTCCAATATCTTCTCTATAACAACATTATCGGGGTGTTTGTCAATTACAACTATCTCATAACTAGTTTTATTGACGTAATTTATATTATCAGCATGGCGACTGGTAATATCACTTTTAGAATACCTTATACATGGATATTCCATCTTAAGGTTTTCTGGAGGTTGATAGTAAACATGATCATTACAAAACAATGAAACTAATTTATTGTGTAGTTCCAGACGTTTGTTCATGCCATTCACCTCCTATTGATAATATTAGTCTTGGGTATTGAACTTCAACCGATTCGATTTTCCATTTAACACCCAAGAATTCAATATATCTCATTTTTTGGAAGTTATCACTGGCATATGGGTCGGCAACAATACTAATACTATTATTCAACGAAATATCATCATTAACTTTTCCGGCTGATTGCCATCTACTAGTATTTCTAACAAGATCACCATAATATGGTTTTTCTTGAAATGTTTCTTCCCAGATACCAGGTTCTGTTTCGACGGTGTCTAAGAAACCGATATTCCCATAGAATTTAGCCATTTGAATTCCTCCTTATTATTTTGAAATACTATCCACCAATAACTTCACTACTAGTTGATGGTTCGCTAACTACTCCATCTTTCTTTAATACGATTGCTGAATATGGTTGAGTTAAGGCACCAGACATTCTAGTTTCCATTAAGTATTTCATTTGGTTGTAGTCAATATCGAAATCATCGAACATATTAACACTACCACCTTTATCAGCACCTGCAGTATAGTCGTTTAAGTTAACAATTATACCATAGATATCTTTTCTACTTTCCATTTCTGGAATTGTTACTATTTCATTAACTCTTAATGCAGTAGCTAATTTATCGATTGAATCGTAAATAACTCTACCATTTTGATCTTCGATTAGTAACATATCAGTTAAACAATCTTCTGTAGTATAGAAAGTTGGTCTTCCTGATCCTTTATATTCCTTACGAGCTTTTAAAGCAGCACGGATGATACCTTTTGCTAAAGAATCGTTTTCACTGTGTGAAGTACCAGCGTTTTTATAATCAACACCTTCTTTAACTGTGTATTTAATAGTGTATAGATCATCATCTGATACAACTGGTCTAATGTTTTGTTCATTAATTTTATATTGATCAGATACATCTCTACCATCACCTAATAACATAGCTAAAGCAAGTTCTTTATCTAATTGTTTACGCATTTCTTTCTTTTGCCATGCTACTACATCAAAATCTGTAATGTCAATTACATCATCTCTGTCAATATCATTTTTGATATAAACAGTTGTTGGAGTAGTTACACGGTTTAGTACAGCCATTTGAATATTAGCTTTCTTAGAACCTTTAATATAACCTTTAGCTCTAGCTGTAGTTTCATCCATTCTACCTAAAGTATTTTTAACTCTAGAGAAAGGTGAATGTTTAACTTGAGCCATAACTTTTGCAACCCAACTATTATCTTTTTCAACCATTACTGGTTCTCTATTAATATTAGTTGCATCTGGGAATAATGGACTAAAATCGTTATTTGCATTCCATTCTAATCCTGCTTCTTCAGCATGAGCGATGAAACTTTCTCTCATTGATCCGTATTTTTTAGCATCTGCTATAGCAGATTTAACGAATTCTGAATGAGCAAGAACATCCTCACGATTATTATCATTATCAAATACGTTATGTTTCATATTTTCCTCTCCTTCTTCTTCGCCTTCATCTTCGTCTCCGGCGTCATTTTTAGCTTCTTCAACAGCTTCACCAATTATAGCATAAACTACTTCTTTTTGTTCTTCTGTTAAAGTGTCGAATACTTCTTGAACAGTTTTTTCTCCTGTTTCAGTTTCGGCATGTTTCATTTCTGAGTTATCGTTCATTTTCATTTCCTCCTTTTCCTCAGATTTCTTTTCTGAATGTTCCACATTAACACTAATTTGTTCATCAGTGTAAATAGTGCCTTCTTCTTCATCTTCGGCACCATCTGCATGCACAACAACAGAATCTATATAGGCACCAGGATTAGCACCTGCTAAAACCAAACTTACTTCTCTAATACATCCATGAATAACTTGATTCATGTTAGACTTAAGTTTGTTGGCATAAATTGATAATTTATCCACATCACCATTAAGCACTAGAGATTTAGCGGTTTGTCCAGATTCTGTGTCATTAAACTTACAATAAGCATAAACACCTTCGTCTCTATTCTCAAGTAAGGCATGACCTAGAACTTCATTAGGGTCATCGTGTTGATGATTCCAAACCAACGGAACTTTTTGCCCATCGTTGTCTTTGAAAGCATCTTTCATGATTGTTCTACCATCGGAACATTCGATATTATTTCTGGTAGCCCAACCACTAAAATCGTAATCCATTACGGGTTACCTCCCTTCTGTTTCTTGCTCATCACCTAAGATTTGGCCAATAACATAATACACCGCATCTTTTTGTTCATCAGTCAATGATTCAAATATACGTTTAGTATATTCTGCTTCATCCTCGGCATATTGTTCAACTCCATTTTGACTGTTTTCTCCATTCTCAGAAGGCTGAACGGACGGATTTACCTCTTGAGCAGGAGGCACAGTTGTATCAGTAGTTTTTCCTAATTCTTCAGGAGAATGATTTAGGTTACTATTGATAAGTTGATCTGCCTTAGGATCCGAACTAGGTTTATACCCGATAATACCTCTGAATTCATTAGAAGTAAGTATCTCATTACGAGTAAACTTATCTGCTAATTCAGCAAGTTTCTCAGATGGAACCAAACTAAATGGATCCCTGAAGTACATGATGGTTTGCCTTTGTGTTCTAGCCGTTTTAGTAAGAAACTTACGTTTCATTTCTAAAGCTATAGCACTTATTATTGGCTCTATGGTACGAGAATAATAGTTTAACATTGTTTCCTCGTTAGCTGTACCATTCATGATTTCCTGCGTGATACCTAACTGGCTATATAGCATGCTCGTTAAGTATTCAATTTGCTTCATCAAGTTGTTTTCAACTGGACGATTCAACTGTGTTATCTTTTCTGTACCATCGGTATATGCTATACCATACTTAGATCCGGCCAATTGTCGCTCAATCTCGCTACGTCTTTCATTAGCTTGATTTTTTCTAGCTTCTGATTTTATAACGTAAGGCAATTGGATGATGAGATCTAATTTTCCAGAACCGGATTGCTCATCTATACTATCCAACAAATTTAATTTTCTTGTTAGACGTTGTAGAGTAGAACTATGCTCATTCATTACAGCATATAAAGGATTCTCAATTATACCTATTTTAGATTTAGGTAAAGTGATTTCTTCCTTTCTTCCAGTTCTATCATTATATAATAATACTCTAACAGTTGATGGATACCATTGGGTAATCTTACCAGCTCTTAGAGTTATTATATCATAAGAATTAGTGTGTAGTAAATTTTCATTAGTATCAACTGGTACTAATGCTACACAACCTTCATCAAACATTGTTAAAACAATATCTTGCAATAATGCTTTAGATGTTTGGTCTATGTTTGCTTCTAGTGTCAAACAATTGTTTAATCCAGAGTTAATTTCTTCTTGAAAACGACCTTCTTCATCTGTTTTACAATGTTTTATTTTTAGAGCAGCTACATCCATAGCTATTCTATTCAGAACAGAGGTTACAATAGAACGTTCATTACCTCTTGTTAAGCGAACACGATCTGGTCTTGAATAAGATCCATAATTATATTCACCACGGTTAGTAATTGGTTCACGATTTCGGAAAGCATTCCAAGCATGCTTAATTCTTTCACCAAAAGTGAATTCCATATTTTATACCTCCGTTTCTATTTATTATTATAATATGCTCCAACTATAGCAGCACCTGTAGCAAGAGCTATTCCACCAACTAATTGTTTAGTAAGTCTCTTACCATATTTTTTTTCAACAGCGTTTGCGTATTTCTTTCCTTTAACTTTAGCTATATGATTATAATAATGAGCATTGCCTTTAGTAACGCCATGTCTCTTTTTAGAATCAGCAGAACTACCTACTAATCCTGCACCATAACGCTCTTGTTTAAAACCATTATAATAAACTTTTTGTTCAGCTTTAACAGCTTTAGCCTTAGATCCAGTTTTTGATAACTTTTTATTATAAGCATCTTTAGCTGCTGCATCTATTAATTTAAATGCTGCTTGTTCTCTTTTATTTCTAGCATCTGTTAAACCTTTATGTGCTCTTTTATAATCTTCTTGATTTTTAGCACCAGCAACCCATGTAGATTTTCTAAAAGCATTTTTAATATTTTTAACAGATTCTTTTCTATATTCTTTTTTTGATTGTTTATATGCTTTATAAGCATTATTAACTGCTTGGCTTTTTCTATGACCCCAACGCATACCTAAAACACCATAATGATATAATTCATCAGCGCTATGATACA